AGAATACGTTGGCGTTTTGCAGCTAAACAAGTACAGCTAACTAAACTAGCAGAGAATCCATTAGGTAGATTTCAATCGTCATATCAATTACCTTCAGATGCTTTGTTAATTCATACTGTAACAGTAAGTAATAATGTTATTGCGTATGACAGATATGGAGATAAAATTTTTACTGACACAGGATCTAACGATACGTTGATTTGTGATTATACTTTTCAAACAAGTGAAGCAGAGTTTCCACCGTACTTTAAACAATGTATGGTATTTGAACTTGCAAGTTTATTTGCAGGTGCGATTGCAAGAAATGACAGTCTGTCTGAGTTGTATAGGAATAGAGCATTAGGACAAATAGCTTTAGCTAAATCAACCGACAGTCAAGCACAAACTACTAAACGTATGGATGTAAATAGAATACGTAATAGAAGAAATCGCACATCATTTAATAATGTTAACGCAACAGTCTCGAGCTAATGGATGCCAGTACAAAGAATACATCAAGCCAGTTTTGTAAGAGGCGAACTCGATCCTAAGATTGTATCTAGGGTTGATGTTGTAGCATATGAGCAAGGATTAAAGAAAGCTCGTAATGTATTAACTCTTAATCAAGGTGGTATTGAAAGACGACCAGGCACAGTCTATCGAGCTACTGCTCCAGGCAACGGCAGAATAGAACCATTTATTTTTAGTGATGATCAAGAGTATGTAATTTTATTTACTAATGGTGTAATAACTATTTACAGTAGTAATGGTACTGCATTGCAAACTATTACATCAACTGGTATTGCAACAGCAGAGTTAATGGAGTTAACTACAACTCAGCAAGGCGATACTATGATTATCTGTCATAAGAATTTTGTTCCTAGAATATTACAAAGAACGGGTGCAACTACATTTGCTTTATCAGCATTTCAATTTGATGTGAGTGTCAATGGTGAAAAAACCTATCAACCTTATTTTAAATTTGCTAATGATTCTGTAACACTAGATATAAATCAAACAGCAAAAGGACAGACAGGTGTAACGCTTACGACATCTGCTGCTTATTGGACTGATGCTTATGTTAATACACGTGTACGTTATCATGGTGCAGAAATATTTATTACAGGCTATACTTCTGCAACTGTAGTAACAGGCACATTATTAGATGATGTAGAAATAGAGCTTGATGATAGTCCATTAAAAACAAGACAAGGTAGTGGTGTAGTAGAAGTAACTATGGCACAACATGGTTTTTCTACAGGTGCAAGTATTACTATATCAGGCGCACAAGATATATTTGATGTAGATGGTGCTGGATTAGCAACAGCTAATTTAAATGGTACATTTTCTATTACAGTTATAGATGATGACAGGTTTAATTATACTGCTGGTAGTAGTGATACAGCAGAAGAATCAGTCGATGGTGGTGGTGCTAGTGTAAAAATAGTAGGCCATCCACCTACAAGAAAATGGGATGAACAACTGTATAGTGAGCCTAATGGATTTCCAAGAGCAGTATGTTTTCACGAACAACGATTATATTTTGGTGGTAGTGCATCTGCTCCTGATTATTTAACTTCTAGCAAAGTAGGATCGTTTTTTAATTTTGATGTTGGCAAAGCATTAGATGATGAAAGTCTCCAAATGCAAATAGCATCAGATCAAATAAATGAAATTAGACATTTAGTTTCTGGTCGTGTATTAGAAGTTTTTACTAGTGGTGCTGAGTTTTTTCTTAGACCACAAACAGGTAAAAACATAACACCAACTGACTCTATGATTATTAGACAAACATCATTTGGTGTACAACAAGCAGGCATGCCGAGAGCATTTGATGGCGGTACTTTGTATGTACAAAAAAATGGTAAGAACATAAGAGATTATGTTTTTGCATCTACTACAGAATTATTTGACAGTAACAATACTAGCCTGGAGTCATCGCATTTAATTATTAATCCTACTGATACAGCAACAGCTACATCATTACCAGACAGGACAGAGCAATTATATTTCTTAGTATGTAGTGATGGCACAATGTGTATTTACAACAGTCAAAAGGAACAAAAGATATTTGGTTGGACACAATGGAATACGGATGGCAACTATAAATCTATTGCCTGTTTGTCATCTACAATTTTTTCATTAGTAGAAAGAACTATTAACAGTAGTACTGCATATTACTTAGAGCAGTTTGCAACCACACAATTTGATATACCAACTGATATGTCATTTACTAAAACACTATCAGGTAGTTATCAACCACATGGTACAGTTAAAAATAAAGGTGCGGTGTCTAGTGGTGTTAGTCAATTTATTATTGATGGTGCAACAGCCAGCCCTAATCAAGGAGATACTTTTCAGTTTGCTGGTACTGGTACAACACATACCGTTACAAGTGTTACAGCTACAGGAACTACTAACGAATATGTAATATCAGTTAGCCCAGTTACAGCATCAGTTAATGACAATACTACGTTAGTATTTTTAACCAGTCGTGTGTTTACTGGTATAACTCAGATAGGCAAAACAGTACATGCAACTTCAGGATCAACCGAAGCAGGAGACTTTTTTTATTACGGTAGTGGTGTAGTAACTTCAGCAGGTACAGTTACTTTGCCATCTCCAGCAGCAGCCTGTGATATAGGCATGGACTATGACATTACGGTAGAAACCTTACCGCAAGATGTAAGATTAGGTGATGGCGTATTAACAGGTAAGCCACGTAAGATAGGTAAAGCTATATTAGAATTATCAACTACATACAATGTTACGATTAATTCTAATCAAGTTTTAATTGGTAGTAATCCTAATGATGATACAACTGGATTACAATCTTTGACAGGTAAAAAAGAAGTGCATACACTTGGCTATGAAGTAGATCCTACATTGACGGTATCGCAAACAGCGCCACTACCCATGAGGGTATTAGGTATAACATCGGAGGTTTATTATTAATGTGTGATCCAGTAATAATAGCATCACTAGCAGGAGCAAACATGCTTTTAGCTAGAAGCGAATACAAAGCTACTAAAGCATTTGCTGAAGCGGAAGCATCGCAACAACGTGAACAAATAAAAGATCAAAGATTAGCTCTGGCTGTTGAAACTGCTGAAAATCAAAATAGTTTAAACCAACAGTTTCAAGAAAACTTAGCATCTAATAGAGCTTTGTTATCATCAACAGGTATAAGTGAATCAAGTTATAGCTATCAAGCGTTGTTAGCTAGTAATAAAAATACTAATAAAAAAGATTTAAGAAATATTAATTTAGATTTTAGTAACAAACGCAGAGATATAAGTTATGCTGCTACAGATATAGAGAGATCCTTGTTAGCAACTAAATATAAGGCTAAACAAAAATTTATTGGTTCTGTTATTGATACAGGTATAACAGCAGGTCAAGCAATAGAGGGGATAAAAAATCCAAATGCTTAAAAAAACAGATAGAAAAGTAGGCGCACCAAGAGCAACGATAGGAGTAAATCGTGGTGGTGGTAGTCGTGAGCTTGGTAATGCTGTAGCTAGTTCTAATATGACTGGTGCTATTAATAATTGGTTAAGAACTAAAACAGCAGAACTAAAAAAATCTGAACAAGATGCAGGTGAAAAGTTAGGTAAAGCTGCAACATTAGTTTATGAAGATTATGAAGATTCAGATGGTAATGTTACACAAGTAGCATCGTCTTATGAAAGACCAGACAACATGATTAACACATCTTGGAGTGCGCATACTTTTGAAGAAGAGGCAACAGAAAAATTAGTAAGCGGTATGTTGATTGGTGCTAAAAAGATTATAGAAAATGAAAGAACTAAAATAAGAAGTAATATGAATTTAGATCATTCAGTTGCACAAATGAAAACTGCGTTTAGAACGAATTTAAATAATAGTTTAGGTGTTGTTCAAGATAAAGTACCAGAAGAGTTAAAAGATTATTTTAAATTAAAAACAGAAGAAATGATTATAAGTGAAGAATCTGTTTTAGCAAATAAACATCTTACTTTAATGCAAACGTATACAAACGCTAAAGTATTAAAAGATACAACTGCTATGTCTGAATTATTGACTACGTTATCTTATGCTGATCCTGAACAAGCCTCTATTAAAATACAACAGTTAGAAAATAACTTGCAAATGTTCAAGGCAAAAGCATCGACACAAGCAAAATTAGAATTAGAAACACGAGTAAAAGGATTTAAAGTATTAGCTACAATGGGAAAAAATTTATCGCAATACACTACATCAGATTACTCAAACAATAACTCTAGCAATGTAAAAATGTTTTCAAAAAATTTACAACAGTTGCAAATATTATTTAATGAAGGTCCAGGTTCTGTAGTTTCATTAACTAATATAAAAACAGGCGAACAAGAAGAAGTAAGTTTTGAATCATTAGGTGTTTCTTCTAATCAATATATGGAACATGCTACAGAAATGAGACAATCTTTTTCAAGATTACAAGGTTTTGTAGGTGCAAAATTTACAGCATCAGCTAAAGATACAAATTTAAATATACTTACAGACTTGTCATTAAAAAAGAACAAAACTATGTTTACACAAAAAGCAGATATTAAATATGCTGCTACACAATTAATGGATTTAGATAGTAATTTTTCACAAAAATTAATTGGTGAATATAATGCAGCAGTTGGTGGTAATGTAACGTCTGGTAATTTAGAAGATAACTCAGCAAGACTAACAGCTTTTTATCAATGGGTTGCAAGTACAACAGGAGTAGTAAGAGAAGATAAAAGATTAGAAGTAGAAGGGTTATTAATGAATGATAGTCTTAGTGCTAGAAATATAAGTGCTATTATAGAAAATCCTATGTGGAATGTAATGACAGGTGCGGAACTAATTATAAATAAAAACACCAGTAAAGTTACTGATGTAATATCAACAATGGGATTAAGTGATAAAGCAATGGGTAGAGCAATGGCTTTACGAAATAGTATAACTTTGTATGGTGTTACTGATGGTATTACAGATTACATACAGCAAACACAACGTAATGAAGCAGAGTCATACACACCATTAGATGTTGCAACACAAGGAGGTTTTAAGTCTGCTTTAGAATTAACTAACGATATACAAAGTCATGTAAGAAATAGTTTTTCTAATATAATTGCTAAAGATCCAATTATAAGTTTAAAATTTCAACGATTGATTACAAATAATATAATGAAACATTTGCAAGGCAATCCAAGTTTAGTTTCAAAAAGAAAGAAGTTAGCTGATGATGTTATAGCACAAGTATTAAAGACAGGTCATTTTGGTGAAAGTCAATATGCTTTAGGTGTAGATTCTGTAAGCTCAGGTGGTGATGAAATAGATTTAAAATCAAATCAACCAGCATTTACACAATATCCACCAGATCCATATTTGCAATCTGAAAGTCAAATGGATTTAATACAAGAAAAATTAGATGCTATAAACACAGCGCATTTAGAAGAAGAAGCTAGAGGTTATTATTCAAGAGCTGATGCTTTAGTGTTAGGTGAAAATGTGCATTTACAATTAATTGGTAATCCACATAAAATTGATCAAGCTGTATACCGATTTGTATTTTCAGAAAATGATGGTAGCAGACAACAAATGATATTAGACGATGATAATTATGTTTTAACAGTATCAGTATCAGAACTAACACAAAGATTATTTGAGGTTAACTAAATGGCTACAACACCTTTAAGAAATATTATACCTAATCAAGGGATGCAAAAAGAAATCTACACTCAAGAAGCAGATTTCTATGATGAGGTAGAAGCATCGTGGGATTTACAATGGTTTGGTCAATCATGGGCGCATATGTTTGACGGCAGTACTTATATGGAACAACCAGAAGATCCACACTTAGACATAGAAGGACAATTAGAAGGTACACATTATGAGCAATATAGAGATCATTTTGATGATGTAAGAAATCAAGAACACTTTGATGTAATAACACACCGTATAGATTATAACAATCATCAACGAGAAGTACGTGATGATGCTGGTATATTACCTGAGTTAGTAGCAGCATTAGGCGATCCATTAACTTATGTGCCATTGCCATTTGCAAAAGGTGTTACTGCTTTATCTCGATTTGGTAAAGGTGGTTTAATGACTGGAGCATTAGTTGGAGCATCAGAACCAATTAGACATGCGTTAGATCCAACAGCTACTATGGATGAAACTATGAGTTATATTGGTGCAGGCTTTGTTATGGGTGGTGGTGTAAGTGCAGCGTTTGGTAGAAGATTATCACCAAAAGTAAGTCATAATTTAAATCAACAAGATGCGTTTGAAAGTTCTGCTAAAGCACATTGGGATACAGAAAACGATACATTTACATCAGGAATGTATGATGAAAAATCTGGTGTTAAGTATCAAGTAAGCCAAGAAGATTTAACTTATGAATATAAATTAGACACAGCTAATGTTACACAGAAAGATGATGTTGGTGTAAGAAAGTTTGTGCATATAAAAAGAGCATCTGATAAAAGATCAAGAGTTGAAAATGATACTATAGTTATAGATGAAGCAAGAATACATAAAGCATATCAAGACGAAAGTTATCGTGTATCTAAAACACCTGGACTAACTAACTTGCCTAAGTTTGCATCACCAGAAGATTTAAAAAAATTTTTAATAGAAAAAGAAACTATTAAATTTATTAAAGGTGCGCCAAAAGGAAAAAATAAAATAGATGCAGAAAATTTATTAAATAAAGAAGCATTAGAAAATGTAAACGCATCTAATATAAAAAGAAATATAGCTGGTACTGGTAAAGGCAGAAGTATTTGGGCCGAAAGAGTAGATAGATGGGTAACAGATTTTGGTGAATTAACAAATAATAAAATGAGAAACACAGAAGTTGGTAATAGAGTAGCAGATATTGCTGTTAATTTATTTGGTGATGCTGGGGTTGTTTCAAGAGCAGCTAAGTTTGGATTAAGACAAGGACATTCTTCTTTGACAAGAGCAACGCTAAACCACTTTCAAGCTGTAGGAAATTTTAATAAAGCACAGCGTATGGCATATAAAGAACATAGAAAAATTTTAACAGAAGGACAAAAAACAATTTTAGATTATGATCCAGTAATGGGTGGTCAAAAAATAAAAGACATTGTTGGTGCTGGTATAGACAAAATAAAAAAAGCAGGTGGCAATAATAATGTACAAGCAAGAATGTCATATCAAGAGTTTAAAGAAATTACTGGTAGAGCAATGGGTGATCCTGAATTTAGAGCATTGCAATCAGAAGCTATACAAAAGTTTGCTGCTGATGCTAAAGTAATGTATGACGAAATAGGAAAACAAGCAAAAGATTTAGGGTTGTTTCAATCACAAAAAGTAGTATCTGCTAACAGAGAAAAATTTGTACTTAGAAGAAATAATATAGAATTTAAAATAGAAGGTATATTAGGTGATAGAAAATTTAAAGATTTAAAACCAAAAGAAAAAACTTTAGTAGAAGAATTGCAAGGTTTGAGAAATAGAGCAGATGATGAAATAAGAGATATGAGAAATCTTGAAAGAGATTTAGAATTAAAATTAATAGAAGAATTTGATCCATTAATAGAAAACTATGTAAATCGTGTTTATGATGTAGATAATGTTTTAAAAGATATTACAGTTAATGATGTAAATTTTTTACCTCCAACAAAAATAAACAATCCAATAAAAGTAAAAAACGGAATGGTTAAAGGAATGGTTGTTGGATTTAGAAATGAAGTTATAACAGAAGATCCATTGTCAGGAAAAATATTAAGTCGTAGAACTGATAGAGATCAATCATTTGCAAATATTGAAGAAGTTTTAGATGATGGCAAAATTGTAGTTACATTTAATGGTAAGAAAAAAACAATAGGTAAGAATGATTATACTTTACGTAGCATAAGAATTGATAAAATTGATAAAAGATTCTATAGCATACCTGATGAAAAATCATTAAGAGGAAAAATATATAAACACTATGAAAAAAATCCAGAAGTTTATAAATTTAAAAATGAAAAAGGAGAAGTAAATACAGTAGTGTCAGCTAATGATACTTACTCTATTAATTTAAAAGTACAAAATGCACTTGATGATATTGTTGATGATACGCAGGGTGTAAATATGGAAAACGATTTAGGAATTAGATATGAAGGTAGTTCAGTATTAACAGGTGCTACTAACCTAATGAGTAGAAAATTAAATATGACAGATAAAGAATTAGAAGGTTTTTTAGTTCGTGATATTAATTATTTATTTAGACAATATAGTGATCGTATGTATAAAAGAATAGAAGTTGCAAGATCATTTGGTGATACACAAATGAAAACTAAATTATGGGACACAGAATTAGATATGCTGTTAAATGAAGGTGTAGATAATTTACCGTATATTAAAGAAACTATGCTAACGCTTAGAAATTCAAGAGATAAAGTTTATAATATATATAACACAGGAGATCCTTCATCATTTTTTAAATCAAGGTTGCCACACTCATTAAGGAATTGGGGTAGTCTTGCTATGATGGGTGTAGTATATTTATCTTCATTAGTAGATGCTGGTCGTATGCCTATGGTGCATGGCTGGGCTGACACAATGAAAGTGTTAAATGCAAAAAATCCTTTTTCAGCGCATAGTGTAGAAATAAATAAAGCATTAGAAGCAAATAAATATTTAGCAGATGCTTTTGATGTAACCATGAATGATGTATCGGTACAAAGACTTATATCACAACAAGAACGTGTTGGTTCAGGTACTACAGTTTTTGGTAGATTTTTTGATAAAATAATTGGTAAGCCATTAGACAAACTTCAATCACCATTTTATCATGCAAACTTTTTATCTGGCCATACCCAACTTATGAAGCAATGGTGTGGACATATTTCAGCTAGTAGATTTTTAGAAGATTCAATTAAAGTATCTAAAGGTACAGCTACAGAATTTGAAATAACAAGATTGCTTGATTATGGTATAAGTAAACAAGAAGCAAGAGCAATAGCAAGATTGCCAATACAAAAAACAAAAAACGGTTTGCATTTTTTACCTGAAGCAGATGCACTAGCAAATAAAAACGGCAAAGCATTAACAAGAAAATTAAGATACGCTACATTTTCTGATGTACAAAGAACTATTATTACTCCAAGCGTAGCTGATAAACCTAATATGATGTTTGGTGTAATAAGAATTAAGAATGAAGAGCTATCTAAAGTATTAGATAATGACATGATGAAGTTTTTTGGTTTTGAAAAAACAGAAGTAGGGGGAAAAATTAATAATGGATTTTTAGCTTTACCTTTACAGTTTTTTGCATGGTCATTTGCAAGTAATAGAAAATTAGTATTGTCTGGAGTTGGTGGTAGAGAAGCCTCTTTAGTAAAAGGTGGCGCATCTATGTATGCACTAGCTATGTTAGGCGATTATTTAAAAAACCCTACTTATTGGGAACATAAATCAACAGAAGAAAAAATGTATCGTGCAATAGAAATGTCTGGTTTGTTAGGTTTGCCTGGAGATTTTAACTTTATGTTAGAAACTGTATCAGAAGGAATGTTTGATACTCCAATGGGTATAAGACCAATCATAGGAACTCCAGGAAGGTTTGGAGAAGTTAATGCGGCTGATGCAACAGGAGAATTTGTTGGAGCAGCACCTGGTATGTTAGCTGACTTGATTTATGCTTTTGATCAGAACTTACCTTTTGATGAAAAAGCTAATACAATTAGACGTTTAATTCCTTTTAATAATTTGTTATGGTTTAAAGGCATATTTGGAAAAATATACGATACTGGAGCGGAGACACTAAGATGACAATAGCAACAGCTAAGAACACGCCAAGAAATACGTACACCGCAAGTGGTGGTCAAACTGTATTTACGATTGGCTTTGAATTTTTTGCCACAGGAGACATTAAAGTATTCCGTAATGGCACAGCACTAACCTTTAATGCAGCACCTAGTAGTGTTGCTCAGTTTAGTGTGCAAGGTACAACCAATGCTAGTGATAGTGCATATGAGTTTGGAGCTGGAGGCACAATAACTTTAGGTGCTGGTGCTACAGCAGATGACAGCATAGTAATTGTAAGAGACATAGTAGTAGAAAGAACTACAGACTTTACACCTGCTGCATCTTTTGATGTAACTGCATTGAATACACAGCTTGACGTATTGATGGCTATGATGGCAGAAAGAGAAGAGAGTTCATCAAGATCCATACGTCTACCGTTAGCAGAAACCACTACAGGTTTTGATA